TAGTAATTGTCTTAATGCTGCAGTTGCAGTTCTTGACAATCCGCCGATCATGTGGATGAGGCCGAACCCATAGAAGCCTAGTCCTGGTAAAAACTTAAAGTGTACAAAATATTCTTTTTTCTTTTTGAGTTGGTCAGCTGCTGCATAGTTTCTACGAATAGAAAGCACGTTCCCCGTTTCGTCATGCACGGTTACAATGTATGGCAGCTTGATGCCAGTCTCTTCGCCCGTTTCAATATTTTTATCTTCATACCCGTCCAGGTCTAATTCTACGTGGCACTCGAGCAGTGTGTGCATCTCTGCTGATACACCACGTGAAACGCCATCTATTTTATCTTTCTTGTCTTTAACATCGTTTGTATTAAAAGCAGGTTCACCAATATCTACGTCTTTATAAAAACCAGAAATCTGTTGTTTACGTAAATCGTTGCCTGACATTTTTACAACGTGAATAATTGCTTCTGCATCTTCTAGTGATGTTGCGCTGTATGGCACAACTAAATCTTCAGCAGGTACAAACTTAGAAACTGTTCTACCAAGAACAGAATCAAAATAAACTTTTTTAAAAGTTGATCCAGCTAGAGGCAGATTAAATAACATCTGATCAAACTCTGGCTCGTACTCTTTCATGTTAATCATCAACTGGTAGTTCATAAAATCTTTTACACGCTGTGATTGTTGTTCGCGTGCAGGGTCTGTCTTACCAATAATCTGTGTTCTTACAGGTCCACCTGCAGGTAATAATTCTTTATAGGCTAGTGCTTGAAACTGTGTGACCGCTTCTGCAAGTACAGGGTGTGTTGCACCACTTGCACCTTGAAAAGGTTCTGACCGGTTTTCATATTTAAAACCAAGAAGGTCTAAACCCTTCATGTAACCATCTTCCCAATCAGATCGTGAATTTTTATACTCGTCGTAATTTTCTTGTAATTCTGAAGCGACACTCAAAAGGTCATCGTCTTCCATAAACTCTGCTAAGTTAGCCTCGTGAAACTGACCGCCCTCCATGGCTTGTGCTTGTGGATCAAAATCTATTTCTGCTCCACCATCGTCTGTCATTTCTACATTAACATCGCCGCCTTCTTGAAACTCTTGTGGAATTTCTACAGCAACATCATCTTCTAAAATTATGTCTTGCTTTGGAACCGTGTCGATACTTTTGTCTATTGCCATTAATAGTACGTCCTTTGTTGTTGCGGCAACTCTTCATCCTCGTAATCATCTGGGTGCTCGATGAAGCCACCTTGTCTAAATCTCATTACAGCTTGAGTCATGCTATCCACTAAGTCATCGTGTTCACCTAGTGGGAATGCAGCGCACTCCTCTATAACCTCTTCTGCAAACTTTGTATCTGGTGCCCAGATCTGCCCCGCTTCGAATAACGGTGCTACAGAGTTCACTCTAGTATGTTTATCATTTCCACGGCTTGGTGTAAAGTTAATAACCGGTATGCCTAATTTGCGCATTTCGTACGTTAAGGGAAGTCCTGATGCTTTACCCTCAATTATCACAGACTCTGGTTTCCAATAATCGTATTGTTCTTTGGCAACGCGTCGTAGCTCTGGAAACTCTAATCTATCTTTCACGGAGTCCACTAAGATAAGCGCCGGTCCGCTGTCCTCGCTTGGATAAAAGACGCCCCAGGTTGTAATTGCAGAGAAGTCTGATGTTTCTTTTTTCATGAATGCCGTATCGTAGGATTGTATGACATGATGCAATGATGGTAGTTCTTCTTTCTCCCAGGTGTTCCACCACTCACGTTTTATAATACTGCCTTCTTCTGCTGTAGGATTCTGTTGATATTGTGCGTTCCATTTGGTAATAGCTACAGATGCTTTCACCGCTTCTAACTCTTCTAGTTTCCAGTATCCTGGCCATACTGGTTTGCCTGATGGTAATATTGCGGGGAACTCGATCACTTCCCACTGGTCTGCTTTTGGTTCTTTTTGCGCTTTCATTAATTTACCTGTCAAGTCAGCTACTGACCATCGAGTCATTACAACTATAATTCTACCTCCAGGTTGCAAACGTTGTCGTGGTCCTGATGTATACCACTCGTAGACTCTATCGTATGAAGCCATGTTCAGCGCATCTTGCTCCGAGTGTGGATCGTCAATTATTAATAGATCCGCACCACGACCGGTTATTGAACCGCCGACACCGGCTGCATAATATTCACCACCTTGATCCGTTTCCCATTTACCAGCAGCCTTTGAGTCTTCTCTAAGTCTTGTATTAAAAATTTGTTTGTAGTCATCCATATCCATTAACGACTTTGCTTTACGACCGAAACGTACAGCAAGTTCTGCATTGTTGGTTGCTTGAATAATTTTCAAATCAGGTTTGTTACCGATCATCCAAGCAGGTAAAAAGTTAGATGCAAATTCTGACTTGGTATGTCTTGGTGCCATGTTAATGATCAAACGTTTTAATTCACCACTAGCCACACGGTTAAATTTTTCTGCCATAATTTTATGGTGTTCGCCTTCTATAAAATCAGGCCACATATGTTTTACGAAAGATAAGAAGTCATCGCGGATCGACTGTTCTTTTTTCTTTTCATCCAGGAGCAGCATCGTGCGTAGATACTCCTTCTTGGAATCAGAAGGTAGATTAGCTATTTGTTCTGGAGTTAGCATTTGAAAAAATTTTGCGCAAAATTTTTGCGATTTTGTTTTGAAACATTGAAAATGATTTTAGCATGTATTTAAGTCCAGATCAAACATATACATGACATACTAGGATCCCTATCTGTGGTTTTGGGGGGTGGGGGTGGGTGGGCCCGATGGCGCACAAGATCTAGTAGGGACCCCTCGCCCGACCTACTATATGTTGTGTCAAGTAAAAAAATAAAAAAAGTTGCAAGTGTGTTATTTTTGCAACTACTACATATGGGTGGGTGGGCCCGCCAGGGCACAAGATGTAGTAGCCCGAAGGGCTGTGGCATTTTTGCAACAGTGTGTCTTTTATACCCCACTAAAAATTAGTTGTGGATAAGTCAAAATAAATATTGATTATCCCATACAGTATGATACAAAGAGATATAACAAATAGAAAGGAAAAATTGTTATGATTAAATGTAAGGACTGCAAACAAGATACACCATTTGACTATATGTTCAATGATAGTGTTTGCTTAGACTGTGTTGATGAAGAAAGCTTAGACTTATTCAGAGACGCAGATACAATGATAGGGGGTGAAGATGTTTAATAAACAATCACCCCAAACAACTAAAGATATTACCTCTATACTAAAAATTATAGAAAGTAATACTCAAACTAATCATAAGGCACATGACTTAGGCTTTAAAACCGCTACTGAATTTTTAACACTTGTTAAAATATTACAGTCAAAAGGTGTAATCACGGCAGAAGAAGGCTTGAAGATTATTGAGGCAGGTGAAAATGCGTAAGTACATGAATGAACAAGAGGCTAGCTCAAGTATTGAGCTAGCCGAGCAACTAAAAAAATCTGATCACTTTTATATTTCTCATTATTGTAAAAAGCGAGAGCAGATAGAAGAACGCAGATGTTTTTGGGATAGCAAGTCTAAAGTTTGGCAAACTAAAGGTGGCAAGCTAGCTATAACTTGCGTGGCTCTTAATGATGAAACCCATGAGATAGATGGATATAGAACTTTTACGGACATATTCTCTATTGAGGGTCGTAGAGCCAAGCACAGAAGTGGCGAGGTGCATTGATGAAACCTAAGACATACGAGAGATTGCAAGTCCTTGCGATAATTCTAGTGGGGTGTTATTTCCCCACTAGAGCAATATTGTGGTGGGGGTTTGGGATATGAGTACCAGAAGATATTGTAAAAATTGTGGTAAAAAGTATTACCCAAAATCTTACTACTCTTATCCCCAATTTAATTGGGGGACAAGTGATGAAGATAAACTAGAGTACGCAAGGTTTCACAGTCTAGGTTGTATGAATGAATGGCTTAGAAAAAATAAAGAGGCTTTTGCGAATTTAGTGGACAACATATCACAAAATGTGATAGAAGAAGAAAACCATAAATAGAAAGGAATAAATTATGGAAAAAATAAGACTAAACCAACAGAAAAGACAGTTGCTAAAAAAAGAGTGGCAACATACTGTCTATAACAATATGCCAATGCAAGTTGAAGAAGATTTGCGATTGGCTCAAGAGAACTATCGTTCAGTTAGG